ATATGCTTGTAAGTATGAAATGTTTTGTTCATTGAACTTCTTGACACCTTCTGATTCTAGTTCATGGAACTTTCTCTTTTGATTCAAATTGTGTTGTGCTAAGAATAATTCTTTCTTACGCATTTTTTCTTCGTGTTTTGCAATACCTTCTGCTATCTTGCTGTGGAAATCATGTCTTGCTTTGTTGTTCTGTATATCAATAAACAATCTTTTCTTAGATTCTTTTTCTAATGCCGCAGTTATTTCTTGTTCTTTGACTTTGGCGGCTTCTATTTCTTTCTTGTTGTTTTCAGCAATGATCATTATTGGATCTGTATATGCCATTGCTTCTTCTAACATTTTGTTTGCTTCAACAATCTTTTTCATTGCCGCATCATAATCATTACCAGCATCTGTTATGACTTGACCTAAATCAACACCAAATCCAATTGCTGTTTGATAAGCATCTGTTTCTTTGAGTTTGTCTAATAATGAACCTGCTTTTTCTTGTGCATAATCATAAGCATCTCCAAATGGTCCTCCAATAGTGACAGCAAGTCCTCTTGCTTCTTTGTCAAACTCTTGCATACCAGGAATGATTCTTGCTATAAAGTTGTGTGCATCAATCAATGCATCCACAAAGTCAAAGAATTTTTCTTTGACAAAATCAACTGACAAAGCAACCTTGTCTGCTATAAAGTCTCTGAACTTGCCTATGATAGACCCCACATGATCAAACACAGCACCTACCTGTGCCAATGTTCTACCCAATCCGTTTTGCATACTTAGGGCACCAATCAAACTTGATACTGCTACCAATACCAATCCAAATGGATTTCTCATCATTGCAATGGTAAGTGTTCTAAATGCTGTGGTAATGCCAGTCAATGTTGTAATGAATAATCCACCAATGGCCGGTCCTGCTATGGCACCAAATGCCACTGCAACCTTGTCTGTGTTTTCACCCATAATTTGTAGTGCATCATTGAATTTGCCAACCACTGTGCCCAATGCTTGACCCAATGTTTTATTAAATTCTTCATTCTTAATAATTGCATTGGTCAATGTTTCTACAACATCACCTAATGCACCAGTAAGTCCTGCTGAACCTATTTGGTCTTTGGCATTGTTGGCCGCAATGCCCAAGTTAGACACTTTAGTTGATAAGTTGTCTAAAACATTTTGGGTTGCACCACCAAACTCTTCTTGGATACCTCTTGAAAATGCTTCAGTTATCTTGGCGGCACCTTCTGCTGTCTTACCAAATTCTGATATTTGTAATCTGGTTAGTCCTAACTGTTCTTCCAATATTCTGAATACCGGAACACCTCTATCTGCTAATCTGTTAAGTTCTTCTAAACCCAAACCACCTGATACTGTTCTAGCAAATAGGTCAGTTATGGCTTCAAGTGTGCCAATTTGATCTGTTGTGATCGCCGCCGTGTCTGTGAATGTTGTTAATAATTCTTGTGTTGGTTCAATACCTGATGCTTTCAACTTGATGAATGCAGTAGATAGATCCTCAACAGAGAATTGTGTTTGTGTAGAAAATTTAGTGATGAAAGCAAATGCTTCTGCACCTTCTTGTGCTGAACCAGTGACTGACTTTAATGAAGTTCGTAAGTCTTCAAACCTCATTGAAGTTGTTATGATTGATTTTGCAAATGCTCCTGTTGCCAGTGTAGCACCAATACCAATCAGTGATTTTTGAAGTGTTGAAAAACCAGTGTTTAGTTGTTTGACATTACGGTTGACTCCTCTAAAAGCACCGTCGGTTTTATTAACTCCTTCTAAAATTAGTTGCTCTTTTATTGCCACTTTGCTTCCTCATTTCCTTGTCTTGTTCGTCTTTGCGAATTTGGAAATATGCTAACCAAGTCTTAAACTCTATAAGGGACATCTTTTGAATGTCTGATATTGAGCATTTCAAATAATCAGCCAGTGAAACTTGAGCATACAAGTCTCTGTCCCTGGTTAGTTTTTTCCAATTTCCTCAACTGTGTCAGCACTTGCATTGTTTAATTTGGTTGCCACTTTTATGATAACATTTGGATCTACAGAATGTAAAAATTCTGGCATATCTGTTGTTTTAAAAAGTTTCTTACCATCTTTGTTCAATGCTTTAGCAATAATTGATTCAACCAATGCTTCTGCTGTCTTACCCTGTTGTTGTAATGACATGATTTTATTTTCAACCATCAAACTTGCGGTTGCTTTGTAATAAATGTCCATGTCCCACTCTTCACAATGATAACACAACATATCGCCTGCTAGGCGATCTTTAAAATGTCCTGTTGCAATATCAATTGCTGATTGTGTCTTCTTTTTTTCCGATTCAGTCATCGTGTGATTCTCCTGCTTCTGTTTTTCATATAGCCTGCCACTTTCCTGACAGTTGGTTTTGATATTCCTCTGGGTGCCTGTCTCGATGATCCCTTGTCTAAAACACCAATGTAAGGAACTGAATTTTCAACTTCAAATCCTGTCCTTGTGGTCTGTTTAGTCCAATTGTCCCTAGCACGACCAGATCTAACAGGGGTAATGCTTTTGGCTGTCTTGAGTGTTTCTCGACCAACATCACGGATCAAAGTTTGTATTCTTTTTTCCATTTGATCAAGATTAAAATCACCTGATAAACGAGCCTTAAACATCAGTGTCCCCCGTTATGAGATATTTGTAGTTGTTAATGCACCTGAACCTTGGATCGCCACTGAAGCCTCAACCATTCCATCAACTGATGATGTGATTGATAAACTTGTAAGGATACCGGATCCTGCCAATTCAGCATTAACACCACCTGTTGCATCACCTGATGGATATGCTTTGAATGATACAAGTGTGTCTCCACCTTCTTGATTCAAAAAGTCATCTAATAATAAGTGACCTGTGTTTGAACCATCGAAGAATATATCAGCACTCATAGTGAATGTTGATAAACCAGGCTTGTATGTTCTTGTCATATTACCAGTTGACATAACAGTGTCTTCTATAGTCTCTTGTGTTTGCTCAATAGTAAAATTTCTCATATTGACGATAGTCGCATCTGTTTGACCACCGCCAGTAAATTCAATTTTACCATCATGACCTGTAAATGTTGCCATTGTTTATTTCTCCTCGTCAATGTTGCCAAAATCTATGTTGATAGTTTCACTATAATCGTGATTATCAGGATCATCAAAATCTGATCCTTTTACTTCTGCTTCTGCCTCGATCTTGGCTTTTTTAGGCTTGGCAGTTTTTTTAGCCTCGTATGACCATCCGTCATTGAGCACTAAAATTCTTGCTTGTTGAGCACCAACTCTTTGTTGTGCTCCATCTTTGTATACTATAACTTTGTTTGACATTATAAAGTTCCTCGTGTGTATTTATATAGAACACGGAAGGTAATATCTACTCTTCCTAATGGATAGACAGTGCCATCATCTACTGTGACTTGTGTCACAAATGAATTTAATGCTTTTGAATTTCTTGTTCTGTCTTGTTCTAATGCTTCTGATATTGCTTCAATCAAATCATTTCTTTGTGTGTCTATTGAATTGTTCACAGTGGTTGCTGATGAATCTGCTCTCACAAATCCTATGATATTGTAATCAATGGTGCCAAATCGCAATGTGTCTGATTGCATGGTGGCATCTTCTCTTGTTTCTTCACTGGTCCTTACCATAATGGCTGGATACTGTGCTATAGACAAGTCTGTAGTGTTGATTGGATTCCTTGACACCAACACAACACCAGGTGTTGTGATGCCTTGCAGATCAGTTACTATGTCTTCAGCAATTTGTTCTCTCACATTTGCCATTATCTAACCAATCTGTTGAAGTGTTCTGTTTGTTTTTCAGTGTTTTCAATGACACCATCACCATCAAAATCATATTCAACACCATCCTGCAACACAAGATCAAATTCTTCTCTAAATTTGGACTTGTAAAAATCGATCATTTCTCTGAATCTATCTCTGTCTGGTCCATGCTGTGTGAGTTGTGGTAGTATGTAGTATGCTAGGACATGGAACACTGCCGCACGAGTGAATTGTGTGGCCTGTAGTTTGGTGTTGTCCATTTCTAGTTCCGTTGAATTGAAATATTTACCGGATGAATAAGTTCTAGAAACACGAGGCCAAAATTCTATGCGAAGCAGTCTCTGTATATCTGCCTC